CCCCATTCAGAGCAGGAAGCCAAGCAAGGCAACCCTGCTGTCTATGACAACGTGTATGAGTGGTACACATCTGGCCCGCGCCAGCGTTTACAGCCGGGTGGTGCCATCATTATCGTGATGACCCGCTGGTCTAAGAGGGACTTGACGGGGCAAATCCTCAAGAACTCATCAAAAGATGGGGCAGATGACTGGGAAGTTATTGAATTCCCGGCGATTTTGCCGTCCGGGAACCCCTTGTGGCCCGCATTTTGGACAAAGGAACTGCTGGAATCCCTGCGTTCTGAGTTGCCAGTGTCCAAATGGGAGGCCCAGTACCAACAGAACCCCACCTCGGAAGAGGGGGCCATCATCAAGCGGGAAAACTGGATGATTTGGGAGGACGAAGAGCCACCTCCATGCAGTTACATCATTCAATCGTGGGATACAGCCTTCGAGAAGAACAACAGAGCCGACTATTCGGCTTGTACGACGTGGGGAATCTTTGATTTGGCAGATGCCAAGGGTGCTATGAGGCCAAACATCATCCTTTTGGATGCTTTTAAGGCCCGGATGGAGTTCCCAGAACTCAAAGAGAAGGCGTTTGAGATGAATCAGGAATGGCAGCCTGACACTTTGATCGTTGAAAAGCGGGCATCTGGTGCCCCCCTGATCTATGAAATGAGGCAGCGCGGAATTCCAGTATCTGAGTACACGCCAAGTAAAGGCAATGATAAGATATCTCGCGTAAACTCCATCAGCGATCTGTTTGCATCAAAAATGGTCTGGTGCCCAGAAACAAGATGGGCAGATGAAGTCATGGAAGAGATGGCGTCATTCCCAAATGGAGATCACGATGACTTGGTGGACTCTGCCAGTCAGGCGTTAATGAGATTTCGACAGGGTGGGTTCTTGCAGTTGCCCACTGATGAAGAAGATGAACCCACTAAGTTTAAAAGCGCCCGTAGGGCTGCGTACTATTAAAAGGTAATACCATGATCGATAAAGCATTGACTAATAATCGCAATATGCCAGAGGGCGATGGCATTGAGATTGAAATTATTAACCCGGAGGGGGTTAAGGTTGGTATCGATGGTATTGAAATTGACCTGATGCCAGAGGAAGATAATAAAGATTCCTTTGATGCTAATCTGGCAGAGTATATGGAGGACTCTGCGCTACAGAGTATTGCCTCTGATTTAATTGATTTGGTGGATTCGGACGTTAACTCCCGCAAGGATTGGGTCGATGCTTTTGTCAAAGGACTTGAAGTTCTGGGCATGAAGTACGAAGAGCGCACTGAGCCGTGGTCAGGTGCTTGTGGTGTTTACTCAACGTTGTTGACGGAGGCAGCCATCCGGTTTCAGTCCGAGATGATCACTGAGACTTTCCCGGCTCAAGGCCCAGTCAAGACCCAGATCATCGGTGCCATCGACAAGATGAAGGAGGAGGCAGCCTCCCGTGTCCGCGACGACATGAACTTCAAGTTGACTGAGGAAATGATCGAGTACAGGGCGGAGCATGAACGGATGCTGTACTCCCTTGGTTTAAGCGGGGCAGCGTTTAAGAAGGTTTACTACGACCCGGCAATCGGTCGGCAGGTTGCCATCTTCCTTCCTGCTGAGGACATGGTGATGCCCTATGGGGCATCGAATATCTATAACGCAGAGCGCGTCACCCATGTGATGCGTAAGACCAAGAACGAAGCCAAGAAACTGCAAGTGGCTGGCTTCTATCGGGATATCGATCTTGGCGATCCGGTTCATATCTTTACAGACGTTGAGAAGAAGAAGGCAGAAGAGCAGGGCTACAGCCTGACGGACGATGACCGCTATCAGTTTCTGGAAGTCCATGCTGATTACGACTTGCCGGGATTTGAAGATGAAGATGGGATTGCTCTGCCCTATGTCATCACCATCGAGCGCGGTACTCAGGAAGTTCTGGCTATTCGACGTAACTGGGAAGAGGGCGATGAGCACAAACTTAAACGCCAGCACTTTGTCCAGTACACCTACATCCCCGGCTTCGGTGCTTATGGTCTCGGCTTGATCCATTTGATCGGTGGTTATGCCCGTGCAGGTACTAGCCTGATTCGCCAGTTGGTGGATGCGGGTTCGCTGTCTAACCTTCCCGGCGGTCTCAAAAGCCGGGGATTGCGAATCAAAGGCGATGACACGCCAATCGCTCCGGGCGAATTCCGGGACGTGGATGTGCCATCAGGAACTGTCCGCGACAACATTATGCCGCTTCCTTACAAGGAGCCAAGCCAGACCCTGCTTCTGTTGCTAAACCAAATCACAGAAGAAGGCAGACGCCTTGGCGCAATCAGCGACGTAAACATCAGCGACATGAGCGCCAATGCCCCAGTAGGGACGACATTGGCTCTCCTTGAGAGAACCTTGAAAACCATGAGCGCCGTTCAAGCGCGGGTTCATGCCAGCCTTCGGATGGAGTTCAAACTCCTCAAGGCAATCATCAGGGACTTCACGCCTACCAGTTATGCGTACACCCCTGAAGGCGGCAACCGCAAGGTTAAACAGGCTGACTACGACATCGTCGAGGTGATCCCGGTCAGCGACCCGAATGCAGCCACTATGGCCCAGCGGATCATGCAGTATCAGGCTGCTATTCAGTTGGCCCAAGGTGCCCCACAGATTTACAACCTGCCCAAATTGCACAGGCAGATGCTGGAAGTTCTTGGGATTAAGAACGCTGGGGACTTGATTCCCGGTGAGGATGACCAAAAGCCAAGAGACCCCATCAGCGAAAACATGAGTTTCTTGACTGGTAAACCCACCAAGGCATTCATCTTCCAAGACCAAGATGCTCATATCGCTACCCATATGGCGATGATCCAAGACCCAATGATCATGCAAGTCATGGGTCAAAACCCAATGGCTCAACAGATGCAGGGCGCAATCATGGCCCATATTGCAGAGCATTTGGCCTTCTCATACAGGTCAAAGGTCGAAGAACAACTTGGCGTTCCGCTTCCTCCACCGGATGCAGAACTGTCGCCAGAGATTGAGGCGCAACTGTCTCAGGTTATTGCTCAGGCTGCCCAGCAACTCAAGGGCATTAACCAGCAACAGGCTCAACAAGCCCAAGCCCAACAGCAAGCCCAAGACCCATCGCTTCAATTGCAGCAGCAAGCCTTGCAAGTTCAAGCGCAGGATGTGCAACGCAAGGCGCAAGACGATGAGCGTAACTTCCAAATTGCCCAACAGAAACTTCAGTTGGAGCAGCAGAAGATGCAAATGGATGCCCAGAAAGAAGCCGCAAGGATGCAAATCCAAGAGCGCCAGAACACCGCTCGACTTGCTTCTCAGAACCAACAAGCCAATCAGAAGATGCGGATTGATGTTCTGAAGGTAAACGCCCAAAACAACAAGGCACCTAAGCAATGAACAAGTATTTCGAGATCATCTTGAAAGAGATAGAAGAACGCCGGGAATATGTGGCTAAGGCCCTTATCGAAGGTAGCGCAAAAGAATATTCCGAGTATCGGAGTATGTGTGGCGAAATCCGGGGTCTTTCGCTGGCACACCAAACCGTAACTGACCTTGTGCGAAAACTTGAGAAAGACGACGATGAGTGAAATCCTAATTGCATCCCATGAAGGCGCTGCGCCGACCATCCTGCCAACCTTGGCAGAGCAAAAGGCAAAGCAACTTCCCACCCCATCCACGTACCATATCTTGTGCGCCCTTCCTGAAATTGAAGACGCATACGACAGCGGTATCGTGAAATCCGGGCAGACCATGCACTTTGAAGAAGTGATGTCACCTGTGCTATTTGTGGTTGCGCTGGGGCCAGATGCTTATGCAGACAAGTCTCGATTCCCCAGCGGCCCAAGTTGTCAGGTAGGCGACTTCGTCCTTGTTCGTCCCAATACGGGAACCCGAGTCAAGATTCACGGCCAAGAGATGAGACTCATCAATGATGATTCCGTCGAAGCCACAGTTCAAGACCCGCGCGGCATCTCAAGGAGTTAAGCATGAGTGAATTTAAATTCCCGGATGAGTCCGAGATTGAAAACCCGTCAGCCGTAAACAACAACGATGAAGTTGAAATTGAGGTTGTAGACGACACCCCTCCAGAAGACAAGGGCAGGGCTCCCATGAAGGAGGCTCCCGCTGAAGTTACCGATGAGGAACTTGAGCAGTACGGAGAAGGCGTCAAGAAGCGCATCCAGCACTTCAGCCGTGGATATCACGATGAGCGCAGGGCAAAAGAAGCAGCCTTCCGCGAACGTGAAGAGGCCATTACCCTTGCTCAGAGGGTTATGGAGGAGAACAAGCGCCTTCAAGGAAGCCTTGGTGAAGGCCATGCTGCCCTTATCGAACAAGCCAAAATGGTCGTTAACGGCGAGATCGAAGACGCCAAGCGTAGTTACAAGAAGGCGTATGAGGACGGCGATTCAGACGCCCTTATCGTCGCTCAGGAGGCCTTAACTGCTGCAAAAATCAAAGCGGACAAGGTAAACAGTTATAAACCTGTTGCACAAACGCAAGATGATGTGGTACAACCGCAATATCAGAGGCAGCAAGAAGTTCGTGTTGATACCAAAGCGCAGGATTGGAAGAACGCCAATCCTTGGTTTGGGGACAACAAAAAGATGACGGCTGTGGCTCTGACGGTTCATCAAGACCTTGTAGATAGCGGAGTTAGTACAACTAGCGATGAGTATTACGAACGCATCAACGCAGAAATGCGCGATACGTTCCCGAGTGCTTTTACCTCGGAGCGAAAAAAGTCCAGTGTTGTTGCATCCGCCAGCCGTAGCACTGCACCCAAAAAGATCGTGCTTACGCAATCTCAGGTCAATATCGCCAAGCGGCTGAATGTTCCTTTGGAACTCTATGCCAAGCAGGTTGCAGAACAATCAAGGAAATCAAATGGCTGAAACTCGTACAAACCGTGAAAACGAAATCCGCGCCAAAGTGGAGCGTCCCGCAAAGTGGATGCCGCCGCAATTGCTCCCCGAAGTCATTCCTGAAGACGGGTGGGCATATCGATGGATTCGTACCAGCACGTTGGGCAACGATGACGCCATGAATGTTTCCTCCAAATTCCGCGAAGGCTGGGAGCCTGTCAAGGCTGCCGAACAACCACATATGCAATTGATGCACAGCGCCAAGCACCGCTATGCAGATAGTATTGAAGTTGGTGGTTTGATCCTTTGCAAAATGCCGATGGAATTTGCCAAACAACGGGATGCTCACTTTCAGCAGCAAACCGAAGGGCAGATGAATTCGGTAGACAACAACTTCATGCGCGAGAACAACCCCAAGATGCCGCTTTTCAAAGAGCGCAGGTCTGAGGTTTCGTTCGGACGCGGTTCTTAATCCATAAGGAGTAATTCATGGCTACAACTGCCTCTCCCTACGGCCTTCGCCCAGTTAATCTACTTGGTGGGCAGGTCTTCGCGGGTGCATTCCGCGAAATTCCAATGACGGTTAATACCGCAACGGCTATCTTTAACGGTGACGTAGTGCTGGTTAGCGCATCGTCTGCTGGTCAGCCTACCGCACTTGCCGCTACCGCAACTACCAGCACCGCTGGTGTGGTCGGTGTGTGTGTTGGTGTTCGTTATGTTACCCCCGACCTGAAGCAGCCACAGTACGCACAGTACTTGCCCGCAAACGCCATCACCAACGGCTACACGGATGTGTTTATTCGTGTCTGTGATGATCCTGATGCGCTGTTTGTTGTGCAAGCAGTTGGTTCTGTTGCAGCAACCCAGCGTGGCCGTTTTGCCGCTCTGGAAAACTTCGGCGGCAGCACCTCGACGGGTAACTCTTCGGTTCGCCTCTCGACCCCGGCTAACACCGGAACTCTGGCAGTGCGTATTGTTGACTTCGTTGACGCTGGCTCGGCTTTCACGGATTGCATCGTGAAGTTCAATCAAGGCGTTCATATGTACTACAACGCCACTGTGCTAACGACCTGATTGGAGTAAATCATGGCAATTTCACGCTCACAACTGCTTAAAGAACTCCTTCCGGGTTTGAACGCCCTGTTTGGTCTGGAGTACGCCCGTTACGGTGAAGAACACAAGGAAATCTACGAACAGGAGACTTCCGAGCGTTCGTTTGAAGAAGAAACCAAGTTGTCCGGTTTCTCTGCTGCACCAGTCAAAAGTGAAGGCGCTGCCATCGCTTATGACAACGGCCAAGAGGCTTGGACGGCTCGCTATAACCACGAAACCATCGCTTACGGTTTCTCGATCACCGAAGAGGCGATTGAAGACAACCTGTATGACAGCCTCTCGGCTCGTTATACCAAGGCTCTGGCTCGCGGTATGGCTTACACCAAGCAAGTCAAGGCTGCTGCCATCTTGAACACTGGCTTTGCTGGTGGCCCAACGTATGGCGACGGTGCTACGCTGTTTGCTGGCACTAGTTCAACCACGGGTCACCCGCTGGTGAACGGTGGTTTTAACCAGAACCGCCCATTCGTGGGTGCTGACTTGAATGAAACGTCGCTGGAAGCAGCCGTCATTCAGATCGCTGGTTGGACTGATGAGCGCGGTCTGCTCATCGCCGCTCGCCCCAAGAAGTTGATCGTTCCTCCGGCTCTGATGTTCGTTGCTACCCGTCTGTTGGAAACCAGCCTCCGTGTTGGCACTACCGACAACGATATCAACGCCATCAAGAACAACGGTTCGATTCCAGATGGTTACACCGTTAACCACTTCTTGACCGACACCAACGCTTGGTTCCTGACGACGGATGTTCCTAACGGTCTGAAGCACTTTGTGCGGACGCCAATGAGCACCTCGATGGACGGCGACTTTGATACTGGCAATATGCGGTACAAGGCCCGCGAGCGTTATTCGTTCGGTGTCAGCGATCCGCTGGGCATCTTCGGCTCGCCCGGTTCGACCTGATTGACAATTTATTTTGTCAGAAAGGGGGCTTCGGCCCCCTTTTCTTTTGTGTTTACTTGTGGTACAACCCTAATACCAAGACTACTTGGCTTGTTGACTGACTTGGCAGACTCCCCTCAAGACAGCAAGCCCTAACTGAGGATACATCATGGGATTCGCAACATTTTCGGGCCCAGTACGTTCTGGCACCGTTCGCTATGGCACCCGTGCCACGGGCCTTAATACTGGCGTTATTTCACTTACGCAATCTTATGACACAGCCGATCTGACGGGTACGGTTGTCGGTAACGTAGATGGTTTACGCCTTGTTGTTCCACAAGGATCACAAATCACTGATATTGTGGTTGACCAAGTTGTTGCAGCCACTGCTGGCACCACCACCATATCTGTGGGCACCACTTCGGGCGGCGCAGAACTTATGGCGGCTGTGGCCACAACCGCTGGTGGTCGATTTCGAGGCACGGCTACAGCAGCAACGCAACTGGCTTGGCAAACCTCCACCACCGCAGACACCAGCATTTTTGTGCGTGTTGCCGTGGCTACTGCTACCTTGACCGCTGGTCGCGCAATTGTTACGGTTGTTTACACGCAGCGTAACACGGACGGCGCTCAGTTCCCAGCGTCTGCCTAATTCATCTCGGGGGCTTCGGCCCCCATTTCATAGGAGATAAATTATGGCAAGGCCAATTAGAGTCACGGTTAGTAGCGTATCTGCGTCTGCTCCAATTATTATGAACACCTACAATCAACCAACCAATGTTGGCATAGGTGTAAAACTTAATGGTGCGACCACTGGCACTTATACTGTGCAGCATACATTTGATGACCCGTTTGAGTCGGGGTTTACATCAAATGCAGTTTGGTACGATTACACGCCCGACTTGGCGAGTAAAACAGCCAACGAAGATGGTAATTATGCGTTTCCAGTCACCGCCATTCGGCTGAATGTTACCGTTATCTCTGCGAGCGGCTCGATCACAATGACAGTTATTCCATCGGGGTATTGACATGGACATTAACGAAGTTAATAAGGCGGCAGCAACGCTTGCTCAAACGGTCAAGGTTTTGTCCCCGATTGTTGTTGCCCTCAATGGTGCAGATGAGGTGTTTTCCATCCTCAAAAATGCCACTCGGCATCAAGAACTCATTCTGCG